CTTCCGATCTACTTTTTCCAACTCTACGGTATATTTTTGAGAAAGGGGAAGCCATGACAAAGGAAAAATGGGTTGAAACTATCGGAAAACAGATGGAAAAACTCGGTACGGCCGACCCATCTTATCAATCTGCGGTAGAAACGCTTGCAGAGATACTGGAACAGCGGGATAAGACCAAGGCCGAGTTCAAAAAGTCCGGCGGTAAGTCCGTCATCGAATATACCAACAAAGGGAACGCCACAAATATGGTAAAAAACCCTCTGTTGATTCTGTGGGACGACCTCAACAAGAGCGCACTGGCATACTGGCGCGAATTGGGGCTTACTCCATCGAGTTTCCGCAAAATGACCGGCGGAGTGAAGGAAAAGGAGGAAAAGGGCGGACTTGCCGCTGCTCTTGCCAGCCTTGAGACAGATTAAGGGTAAGAACTGGCCCGTAGTCCTTGAGTATGCCGAAAGCATCAGAGACGGGAGAAAGGTCGCTTGCAAGGAATTGCGGCAGGCTGTTGACCGTTTCTTTGCTGACCTCGATAATGACGAGTACGATTTCGCGCCGAAAGGGCCGGAGTTCTGTATTCAAATCATCGAAAAGACCCTCTGCCACCAGCAGGGGGAAAAGCTGGACGGTACACCGCTCCGGGGAAAGCCGTTCCTGTTGGAGCCGTTTCACAAATTCATCATATACAATCTTCTTGGGTTTAAGTTGAAAGGCGCCGATGTGGTGCGGTTTCATGAAGCCCTTATTTTTATCCCTCGAAAGAACATCAAAACCAGTTTTGCCGCTTCCCTCGCATGGGCGCTGTCCCTGTGGTACCGGCGCAGCGGCTCCAAAACCTACATATCGGCCGCGGCTCTGATGCAGTCCCTTGAAAGCTTTAATTTTCTGGATTATAACATCCGGCTTATGGGCGAGGACGAGAAGCATGGCGGCGGTGTAAAGATCATTGACAACAACAACGAGCACTCAATGGAGGCAGAGCTTCCAGACGGCTCGTTTTTTATCCGCGCTCTGGCTGCAAACCCGGATGCGCAGGATTCTCTTAACTGCAATATTGCGATCTGCGATGAAATCCACGCTTTTACCAAGCCTAAGCAGTACAACCTTTTTAAGGAAGCCATGAAAGCCTACACCAACAAGCTGCTGATAGGCATTTCCACGGCTGGCGATAACGAACAGGGCTTCCTTGGGCAGCGGCTGCAATACTGCCGAAAGGTGCTGGATGGCACCATCAAGGACGAACAATATTTTATCTTTATGTGCTGCGCCAATCCGGATGAGGAGGGAAATATCGACTATACCAATCCCCTGGTACATGAGATGGCCAATCCGGCCTATGGCGTTTCCATCCGGCCGGAGGAAATTCTAAACGATAGCTTGCAGGCGCAGAATGACCCGCAGCAGCGGAAAGATTTCTTCGCAAAGTCTCTCAATGTCTATACCGGGGCTATCAAGTCATATTTCAACCTCGACGAATTCCGGCGAAGCGATGAAAAATATAACTGGACGCTGGACGAGCTTTCCAAGCTCCCAATAGACTGGTACGGTGGTGCAGACCTCTCAAAAATGCACGACCTAACGGCGGCTGCGCTTTTTGGAAATTACAAAGGCGTGGATATCATAATCAGTCACGCTTGGTTCCCTGTGGTGCAGGCTCATGTTAAGGCCGACGAGGATGGTATACCGCTTTTCGGCTGGGCCGATGATGGACTTTTGACCATGTGTAACAGTCCGACCGTAAACCACGCCGATGTTGTCAACTGGTTTGTTACAATGCGAAAGCGCGGTTTCCGAATACGACAGGTGGGGCATGACCGTAAATTCTGCCGAGAGTATTTCATTGGCATGAAATCGGCTGGGTTTAACATTATCGACCAACCGCAGTATTTTTACAGGAAATCAGAAGGTTTCCGGCATATCGAGCAGAGCGCCAAAAATGGGACGCTGTACTATATGCATTCCGAAGCCTACGAGTATTGCGTTGGGAATGTCTCGGCCATCGAAAAGACTGACGACATGATCCAGTACGAAAAGGTAAGACCGACAAATCGAATTGATGTGTTCGACGCCTCTGTATTCGCCACAGTGCGGTATTTGGAGGCTTTGGATAAATCTAAAGCAGGAAAGAAATGGTGGGGTGATAAATGAGCATGGCAAATTTTTTTGAGCGCTTCCGCTCTCGGGATAAGCCCCAAACGCGGAGCGCTGTATGCCTGTGTGATGGAACCGGATGGAAAGACCTGACCTGTTCCGGATATACAGACCTTGCACACAACCCGGAAATCTGTGCTGCCGTTGATAGAATCGCTTACTTAATCGGAAGCATGACAATCTATCTGATGCAAAACACTGACGGTGGAGACATCCGGGTAAAAAACGGGCTGTCTCGTGTAGTGGATATCGAACCAAACAGCTACATGGGGCGGTCAAATTTTATCCAGTGGATCATTAAGACAATGCTTCTGGATGGCAGGGGGAACGCTGTGGTGCTCCCAAAGACCCGGAAGGGCCTGCTTCGGCGGCTTGACCCGATTCCGGCGGCATTTGTGGCATTTGTCCCGAATGGGGAACGGTATTACAGCATCGAAATATCTGGGAAAACCTATGACCCGGAGGATGTACTGCACTTTGCAATCAATCCGAGCAATTACTACCCATGGCAAGGTACTGGGTACAACATTGCGCTGGCTGATGTGGCAAATAACCTAAAGCAGGCGGCGACAACAGAAAAGGGATTCATGGCAAGCGAATGGAAACCGTCCCTTATTGTCAAGGTTGACGCTATGATAGACGAGTTTTCCAACCCGGAGGGCCGAGCAAAGCTCCTTGAGGAATTTGCGGCATCCAACAAAGCTGGGGAACCTTGGCTGATTCCGGCCGAACAATTCTCGGTGGAACAGGTACGGCCCCTTACCCTGTCCGATCTTGCGCTGGCAGACTTCGTAAAACTGGATAAAACGACGGTGGCAACCATTCTCGGTGTTCCGCCTTTTGTTTTGGGCGTTGGCGAGTTCAAGCGGGATGAATGGAACAACTTTATTTCTTCCCGTATCATGCCGATTGCACAGATTTTGGAGCAGGAGTTTAGCCGAAAGCTGCTCGTATCTCCGGATTACTTTTTCCGCTTCAATGTTCGCTCCCTCTACAACTATTCCTTGGAGGAAACCATCAAAGCTGGTGCGGAAATGGTTGACCGCATGGCAATGACGCGGAATGAGTGGCGCAGTTGGGTGGGGCTTCCTCCGCATGAGGGCATGGACGAGCTTTTGGCCCTTGAAAACTACATTCCCGCTGACCGTCTCGGCGATCAGAAAAAACTAAACGGAGGAGGTGAGTAAATGGTAGGAGCAAGACAGGCAATCAGCCGCAGCGGCGACTTCAAAACCCGCGCTGCTGATGGAAACCTCTACATTGAGGGCTATTTCGCCACCTTTACCGGCGAATACCGGATGTGGGATAAAGCCATCGAGCGCATTGACCGAGGAGCCTTTGATGGTACCCTCGGTGATGATATTCGGGCGCTGGTTAACCATGATACCACAATCGTGCTTGGCAGAACAACAGCTGGTACACTGACCCTCCGCGTTGATGATTTGGGCCTTTGGGGGTCTATCCTCGTAAACCAAGCCGATCAGGATGCCATGAACGCTTATGAGCGCGTAAAGCGTGGAGATGTTTCCCAGTGTTCTTTCGGCTTTGACATCCTTGATGAGGAAACCGAAATCCGGCCGGATGGCACAACTGTGTGGACAATTCGCAAAGTCAAGCTGTATGAGGTATCGGTCGTAACCTTCCCGGCCTATGAGGACACCATGGTAGAAGCCAGGAAAAAAGACCTTGAAAAGATCAATGAGCGCAAGCTCGACCAATGGAGAGCCGACGCTCTCAAAAAACTAAGAAAGGAGTGCTGATATGGCACTGAAATCCATTATGATCGCCAAAAAGCTGGAACTGAAAAGGGCCGCTTTTGATGCGCTGATTGCCAAGGACGCCGAATTTGCAACCCGCTCCGCTGAAATCGAAAAGGCTATTGGCGAAGCCACTACCGAAGAGGAGCAGCAGGCAGTTGAGGATGCAATGAACCAATTTACCGAGGATCAGGATGCCCACAACGCCGAAAAGGAAAAGCTGTCCGCAGAAATTAAGGGCCTTGAGGAAGATTTGGAAAACGCTGAAAAGGATCCTCCCAAGGCAGAGCCCAAAGCAGAAAAGAAAGACGAAAGGAATGATTTTACCATGAATACCATCAACATTCGCTCCCTCCCCATGAATGTACGCGCCTTTGACGCTCTCCCCAAGGAGCAGCGTGACGCTATCGTAGCACAGCCCGATGTGCAGACCTTCTTTGCGGAGCTGCGTAACGCTGCCCGCAGCAAGCGTGATATCACCGGCGGCGAGCTGACCATCCCTGTTGTATTCCTCGACCTCATTGCCGAGAATATGTATCGCTATTCCAAGCTGATGCGCCGCGTCCGCATCCGCAATGTCAACGGCGAGGCCAGACAGACCATTGCCGGCACTGTTCCCGAGGCCGTTTGGACTGAGATGTGTGGCGCCATCAATGAGCTGACCTTCGACTTTAACCAGATCACCCTTGATGGCTTCAAGGTTGCCGGTTATGTTGCTGTTTGTAACTCCCTGCTGGAGGACAACGATGTAAACCTCGCTTCTTGGATTGTCGAGATGCTGTCCGAGGCTATCGGTCTTGCCGAGGATAAGGCCATCCTGTACGGTAAGGGCGCGGGTCGGAAGATGCCCCTTGGTATCGTGACCCGTCTGGCGCAGGAGAGCAAGCCGACCGACTATCCCGCTACCGCTCCCGCTTGGGTCGACCTGCACACCTCTAACATCATCACCATTCCCACCGCTTCCACCGGCGAAGTTTTCTGGGCTGCTCTGGCTGTTGCCGCTGGTAACACCTTCACCCGCTATTCCCGCGGCGAGCGCTTCTGGGCTATGAATAGCAAGACCCTGGCTACTCTGCAGTCCAAGGCAATCCTTGCTACCGCTTTGGGCCGGTATGTCACCTTTGACGGTATGACCATGCCCATCATCGGCGGCGACGTGGAAATCCTCGAATTTATCCCCGATGGCGACATCGTTGGCGGCTATGGCGACCTGTACCTGTGGGCGCAGCGCTCCGGCATGACCATCGAAGCATCCCGCGAGGTTCAGTTCATTCAGGACAACACCGTATTCCGCGGCAAAGAGCGTGCTGACGGTATGCCAGTTATCCCCGGCGCTTTTGTGGCGATCAACATTAACGGCGCTTCCGTAACCACCTCCATGACCTTTGCGGCTGATACCGCCAACAACGCCAAGCTGTCCGCTCTGACCGTTGGAAACCTGTCCCTCAGCCCTGCTTTTGATGGCGATGTGCTGAGCTACACCGCTACCGCTTCCGCTGCGACTGCTGCAGTAAACGCCACTACCGAGGTTGCCGGTGCGCAGGTCGCTATTGCCTACAACAACGCCAATGTGAAGAACGGCGGCACTGTTACCTGGCTGGCCGATGGTACTGCCCATCCTCTGACCGTCACTGTAAAGAACGGTAACGAGACTGTTGTTTACACCGTCAATGTAACCAAGGCTTCCTAAAAGGGGGTTAAAGCATGACAGACGCTGATATCCTAGTGATTTTGAAGGTTGATTTGCAGCTTTCCACAACAGCGCTCGACGATTACCTTTCGGCGCTGATCGCGTCTGCCAAGGAGTATATCGCTACCGAAGGGATTGTACTCTCCACCAGCACCGGCGATGCCATGCTGGTGGAGATGTACGCCGCCTACCTTTACCGGCAGCGCCGAGAAAAGGCGGTAGCGATGCCCCGAATGCTCCGGTGGGCACTCAATAACCGGCTGTTTGAGCAAAAGGCGGGTGGTTGATTTGGATGATCTCATTACATTGATCTCCCAAACCTTTGAGCAAAACGACATTGGCGTACAGATTGCCACAGAAACCGTAACACAGGTATGGGCGCGGTTGCAGTCCGCTTCACGGGCGGAGTTCTATTCCGCCGGTCAAAACGGCTTGCAGCCGTCCCTTGTGGCGGTTACTCCTATCGCCAACTATGCTGGGCAGAAATTAGCCGAGTGGCGCGGCACACGCTATTCCATTTATCGCACCTATTTTGCAACAGGCAGCGATGAAATAGAGCTGTACCTTGAGGAAAAGGTGGGCAACGATGTCGAAAACGGTTAGACCGGATGAGTTGGCAACGGCAATCCTGTCCGAACTGAAAAACTATGACCAGGCTGTTACGGACGGCGTAAAAAAAGAGGTTCGGCAGGTAGCTAAAGAGTGCCGCCAAGACATTGTTTCCGGCAGCCCTGTACTGACGGGAGATTATAAGGCTGGTTGGCGTGACAAGGTTGCATATGAGAGCTACAGCGACATTCGCATGAGGGTTTTCAACAAAACGGATTACCAGCTCACGCATTTGCTGGAACATGGACACGCAGGCCCCGGCGGAACCGCGAAAGGCTCTGCCAGACCATTCCCCCACATCGGCCCCGCGGAGCAAAAGGCAGAGCAGAAACTATTAACCCGTGTAAAGGTGGTGATTAAGAAAGGATGACACTACAAGAGGTCAATTCCCTGTTAAAACAGACGAGGATGCCCGTAGCCTACGGCTACTTTAACAAGCCGCAAAAGTTACCGTATATCCTCTATCGCGTCTCCTACTCCAATAATTTTGGCGCTGACAATGTGGTGTATCACCCCATCAACCATATACAGGTTGAGCTTTACACAAAAGATAAAGACCTAACAGCAGAGGGCAAAGTCGAACAGGCTTTGTCCTCTCTGTTTTGGCAAAAGTCCGAGAGTTACATTGAAGATCAGCAATGTAACCAAGTCATCTATGAAATCGAGGTGTAATAATGGCTGATAAAGTTAAATTTGGTATCTCCAATGTCCATTATGCGGTGCTCGAAAGCGATGGGAATTCCTACGGCACCCCCGTAGCCATTCCCGGCGCTGTGAGCCTGTCCATGGAGCCCTCCGGTGATACCACTCCTTTTTACGCAGACAATATCCAGTACTTTGTAGCGGTTGCCAACAGTGGCTATACTGGCGACCTTGAGGTAGCGATCTTCCCCGATTCTTTCCTCAAGGATATTTTCGGTTATACACAGGACACCACCAGCAAGGTGATGATCGAAAATGCCAATGTGCAGCCCAAGTCCTTTGCGCTGCTGTTCCAGGAGGAGGGTGATGCCAATGGCACCAAATTCGTCCTCTACAACTGCACATGCACCCGTCCCTCTCGTGAGCTGAACACCACCACAGAGAGCGTGGAGCCGCAGACGCAGACCGTCAGCATCACCGCTTCCCCGCTGGCCAATGGCAATTCCCTTGCCTATACCACAGCGGAAACCCCCGAGGCCACCGTAAACGGTTGGTATACTGCTGTATTCCAGCCCACACAGGCGGGTGGCTGATATGAACAAAATCATCGAAATTGATGGTAAAAGCGTGGGGCTGTGCGCTAATGCACTGACCCCTCGCATCTATCGGCACAAAATCGGGCGTGATATCGTCCGAGACCTGCAAAAGTTGCAGGCTGCGGCATCTTCGGAGGATGGTAGTTTCTCCGTAAACGACCTTGAAATCTTCGAGGATGTCGCTTTTATCATGGCGCGGCAGTATGACGGGAGCATCCCGGACAATGTGGATGAGTGGCTTGAGCAGTTCGAGATGTTCTCTATCTACAAGGTACTGCCTGCCATCTTGGAGCTGTGGAGCCTTAACAATAAGACCACCGCAGTGCCAAAAAAAAAATAAAACAAACGGTGCGTGAACCAACCGGGTCTACCTTTATGCTTCGCTGTGCTGAATTGGGTTTGACCGATGAAGCACTGTCGGATATGACTTGCGGCATGGTCTACGATTTGATGATCGAGAAAGCCAATGACGCAGAACAGTACGCCATAAAGGGCAGGCCCGGTGGTTTGCGCGATTTCTTCGCAGGAGGTGGTAAGATTGGCTGAAAATGTTAAAGGCATCGTTGTTGAAATCGGCGGCGATACAAAGGGATTGTCGAAAGCGATCAGCTCGCTGAACAGCGAAATCCGTGGGACACAATCGGAGCTTAATAAAGTCAATCGCCTGCTGAAACTCGACCCGACCAATATTGACCTGCTCAAGCAAAAGGAGAAGTTGCTCGGGGAACAAATCAAAAATACAGAAAACAAGGTTGAAAGCCTCCGAAACGCCAAAAAGAAAGCGGATCAGGAAATGGCGGACGGCACGGAGATCAACCAAAAACAATACCGTGAGTTAGTCCGGGAACTGACCAGCGCCGAACTAAAGCTGAAAGACCTACAGGCCGAAGCGTCCAAGAGCCGTGCGGCACTCGCACAGGTTTCAGCGGTTACCGGCGAAATAGCAGAAAAGTCCGGGAACATTGCAAAGAAGTTTGCACCGGCATCTTTGGCCTTTGCAGGAGCAGGAGTGGCAGCCACAAAAGCGGCTGTAGAATTTGAAAGCGCCTTTGCTGGCGTTGAAAAAACAGTAGACGGCACTACAGAGCAGCTGTCAGCGCTTCGACAGGGCATCTTGGATATGGCGGAAGAAATTCCGGCATCCACCACCGAGATTGCGGCTGTTGCAGAAGCAGCTGGGCAGCTGGGCATTGCCACAGATGATGTGCTGGACTTTACCCGGGTTATGATCGACTTGGGCGAAGCAACCAATCTGTCCGCTGATGAAGCGGCCTCCGCACTCGCCAAATTTGCCAACATCACCGGAACGACCGCCGATGAATATTCCAAACTCGGCAGTACCATCGTTGACCTTGGCAATAACTTTGCCACAACAGAGCGCGATATTGTTGAGATGGCTACACGCCTTGCGTCTGCTGGTACAGTTGCCGGGTTGTCCGAACAGGATATCCTTGCACTGTCTACCGCTATGTCCTCGGTTGGCATCAACGCCGAGGCGGGCGGTACGGCAATGACCCAAACAATGACCGCAATAAGCAAGGCTGTGTCTGCCGGCGGTGATGATCTTGAAACATTCGCGAAGATCGCTGGTGTATCTGCTTCTGAATTTGCAGATATGTGGGGCAATGAGCCGATAGACGCAATTAGCGCTTTCATCGGCGGGCTTGGGAAGATGAACGAAAATGGAGAGGACACAATCTCCGTATTGGATGAATTGGGGCTCTCCGGGATTCGCCAGTCCAATATGCTCCGTGCGTTAGCCCTTGCGTCCAATGTATTGGACGATGCTGTTACAACCGCAAATACTGCATGGGACGAAAATATTGCCCTCTCCAACGAGGCAAGCAAAAGATACGCAACCACCGAAAGCCAGATGAAAATACTCCGAAACGGGCTCAATAACTTGGCGATTTCCATCGGTGATATCCTGCTGCCGATTATCAATAAAATCGTCGCAGGGCTTCAAAATGCAATCGATTGGTTTTCAAACCTTGACGATGGTGTAAAGAAAACAATCCTTATTGTCGGCGGTCTTATTGCGGCGATTTCTCCGATTGCAGGTATTATTTCAGGAATTGCCGGAGCCATCAGTTTTATAACTGGAACGGTTATCCCGGCGCTGATAACGGCCATAAATTTCATAATTGCAAATCCTATCGTGCTGCTCATAGCGGCCATTGTAGGACTTGTTGCGCTGATTGCAACAAAGGGTGACGAGATACAGGCCATCCTCCAGCGTGTGGATGATTTCTTGCAGGGCGTATTTACGACGGATTGGTCGGAATCGTTTGGAATATTGGGGGAAATCTTAAATTTCTTCTTCGCAACAGTAAAATCTATTTGGGATTCCATAAAGGCCGTTTTTGACGGTATTATCGATTTTGTTCGTGGCGTTTTTACTGGAGATTGGGAAAGAGCATGGACAGGTGTTCAGGAAATCTTTAAGGGCATCTTTACGGCCCTTGTGGCGATTGCAAAGGCTCCTCTTAATGGCATCATCGGCCTTATCAACATGGTTATTGACGCCATTAACTGGATGATAAACGGCCTTAACAGCATTCACTTTGATGTTCCGGATTGGGTGCCTGTGCTGGGTGGTAAATCGCTTGGCTTTAATATCCCGACCATTGGGAAGATCGCATACCTTGCGAAAGGCGGCATCTTATCCTCCGGCAGCGCCATTGTTGGCGAAGCTGGCCCAGAACTGCTTACCATGGCGGGTGGGCGTGCTCATGTTATGCCCCTCAACGGTGACGCAGGCCGTGGTGGAATTACCATCGAGATGAACAACACCTTTAATGGTTACGACAACGCTGCTGGTGAAGCTGCTGCCCGCAATTTGGTGCAGGCAGTAAACCGCGCACTCGGGAGGGCCTACTAATGAGAAAATTTAAGCTCCAAAACAATGTAGGCGCCGAGTGGGATTTGATGGATAAAACTTCGTACCTTAACGCGCCGGGCGGTTTGGGTTTTAGCAAAACCTATTCCGCCATTCAAGCGGGTAGTGCTTGGCTCGTTTCGGATGAATTCCTTAACCAGTATGCCGTGACAGGCGAAATGATATTCTTCGACTATTCCCGGTATCAGGCGTTTATTTCGTTCGTGACAAAAGGCCCGCTTTACTTGATGTATTCCCCGCTGGACACATGGTACAAAATCAAGTGTGAAGTGCAGTCTGCGGATAAGTCGGAGCTGAAATCCGGCTATTTGGCGGTACCGATTACATTCCTCTGCTTCGGGACTTGGCATGAAGCTGTTAAGGTAACGCAAAGCCAAGTGCCAGACCAAGGGATTAAAAGGTACAGCTATACTTATCCTTATTACTACGCAGAAACAGCAACAGGAACTGCAAAGATAAGAAACGGAGATTTGGCATCTCCGTGCAAGCTGCAAATCTTCGGGCCGGTCGTCAATCCTGCTTGGGCGCTTATCAAGGCCGGTACCCGTGTAGCGGTCGGAAAAGTAACCGCAACAATCCCTGCTGGGCACAAACTCGTTGTTGATGCTGACCCTGCTACAATGGAAATCGCAGAGTATGCGCTCGACGGGACATACATCCAAAACCTGTACCAGTCCAGCGACTTTTCGACCGGAAGATTTATCTATGCTCCGCCAGGAGAAAGCACTTTGACCTTTTCGCACGACGGCACGTCGGATATCGTAGCATATGTGGAGGTGGAGAAACTTGCATACTCTGTTTAAGTGCGAAGTATTCGCAAGGGATTTCACATTCCGAAGTTTTGCTCCGATTGAAAGCCCGGAGATACAGTTTGACTACCTGACCGTAGAAAAAACTACTCTCCGGGCTGTAAAGCTGGATGCAAAAAAGGGCGACTTTATAAGCGTAACAGACCAAAACGGGAATGTATCTTATCAGGGGATCGTTGACGATGTGGAAACAGATAAAACGGGCGTAACGATTTCGGCGCAGCCGCTGATGTCGCTTTTTGACACGGAGGTATATTTCGACCGCACGACCTCTGCAAAGATCGAGCCTTTTATTGCTTCAATCATCCGAGATAACTTTGTTTCCTCGGGAGATGCTTTGCAAAACATATCCGGTATGACGGTGGAAACGACCTCCGAAACGACCGGGGCGCTCAACCTAAAGGACAACATCCACAGCTTTTACGAAATCATCACGAAATCGCTGACGGCTTACGGCGTGGCAGTCAACATGAGCTTTGACCCACAGAAAAAGACGGTCTCTGTTAAGGTTGGTAAGGTTAGCGAAACGGCGGTAATCGAAACAAATCTACAGGCCATCGTGGATAAAAACATCATCATCGGCGACAGTACAGGCCAGCTGAACAAGGTGACCATCTACAACAAGTCCGATGAGACGCAGCGCATAACCTACTATCTGCACCCAGACGGAAAGGTCGACACAAACAACACGGACAGAATTACACCTGTGTTTTTTGCGGCGCAGTTTTTAGAAACGGATAACAATTTTGAATCTGCTGCATACAAAAAGGCTTACGAAGCGTTAAGCCCGCAAAAGTATGACAACATGATCGAGCTGACTGCCCGCAACGACTGTGGCGTACTTGATACCTCAATGGCCATCGGCACAGAGGTTTTGGTCATTGATGGCGACAGTAGTTACAAATCTATCCTTACCGGCTATGCAAGGTCGCAGGATGTTACAAAAATGACATTCGGCGTTGTCCGTGCCGACCTTACCAAAATTTTGATCCTTGAAAGGAGGGCAAACGCATGATAACGCTGCTCCAGTATAACGCATCTATCGTCACACCGACGGATGATGCGTATCTGTACAACCACATTATCAACGACAGCGGCATCTTTACTGGCGTTGAGGTAACTACACAGGGAGGGAACATCATAAATGTTTCCGATGGCCGTGGTATAATCCTCGGGCGAAACTTTGTTGTGGAAGCCCAAACGATCAATGCGACGCTTCCGACCAGCGGTTCCGTCCCAGGAAGATTGCTTATCCAAATTGACATGGCAAACACCGAAGCACCGATTGCTTTTGTGACGCAGGCAGCCGATCCGCTTCCGGCGCTGGTGCAGGAGGACATCAATGCAAGCGGTACGGTGTATCAGCTGCCGATAGCAACTTTTACGGCACAGCCGACGATGGTTTCCGATTTACAGTATGTAGCGCACACCATCAGCCCTGGAACGGTTGCAAGTTTTAACGGCCGCACCGGTGCAGTTGCGCCGCAAACCGGCGATTACACCGGGAGCCAAATCAAAATCCCCGGATACAAGCAGGCAACCTCCCGGCAGAATGTAACCGCAACAGACACGGTAACGCAGGCAATTGGGAAAATGGAGTACAAAATAAACCGCACTTTTGTGGTTAAGCAAATCTCCCTCCCTGCCGCATCTTGGATGAGCGCAGAAAGCCCCTACACCCAAACCGTTACCATCAGCGGCATCACAGTCAACAGCAAAGTAGACATCCAAATGGACGCAACAGCCCTTGGCGTACTTATCGACAGCGGCACATCTGCGATATGGATGGAGAACAATAACGGAACGATTACGGCCAAATGCATCGGTGATAAGCCGAACGCAGACATGACCGTACAGGTTACGATAACGGAGGTAACAGCATGAGCGTAATTTATGGTAATCCAATTGTTACCAGCGGGGGGGGGGTAAAACTCAACATTGATTACGGTGCAACCCCTCCCTCTGACACCACCAAGCTCTGGGTACCATTGTCAACAAAACCGAGTGCTGTTGAGTGTAGTCCTGTGCTGAATTATGGTAGCGAAGTAATTTCTACGACGCAGTACGCACTTCCTGATGCGATGTCTGCTGGTTGTTCTGGAAATGGGGCAATCGGAAAATATATTTACATGATTGCTGGCAGAAAAGGTAATCAAGGAACATCAACTGGCGCAATTAGCCGTTTTAATACCGAAACAGGTGAAACAGAAGATGTTTATACTCTTGGAACATGGTTAGCCGGTACATTTTGTGTAGTTGACAGCAAGATATATTGTTTTGGCGGTGGACCAAAGAAGGCATTTGTGTTCGATACTGAAAGCAATACACTAACGGATTTAGCTACATTTCCTGACAACTATTATAATTACCCATGCTGTGCATATTATAAAGGGAATATATATATTTATGGTGGATTTGAAAGTAGCTCAGCATATATATATCAATTTATTCGCATTTATAATATTGCAAATAATTCATATTCACTATGGAATCCGGGAATTACTGGCTTATACGCATCAAGTGCTGTTGTTGTTGGAAGCAAGTTATATATAATTTGTGGTAGAACTTCTTCTACAACCAATTCTTCTTTAAGAATTTATGATTTGGATAGCCAAAAATACTTAAAGTCTGTAAGTTTGGCAAGCGCCGATTCGGCAACATATGGGCAGTATGCTCCTTGCTGTGTGCACGGGAAGTATATTTATATTCTGTGTACCAATACAACAGGCGGAAGTTCTCCATTCAAAGTTATCAGATACGATACGGAAACAGATACCGGCACCGTCGTCTCGACTGAATTTCCTGGTGATACAAACTGTGCTCATTATGGTTTAATTGCAAACAAACTATGGGTGCTTGGTGGAGCTTCATATATCGGTACTGTTCCAGTTGTTTCATCTGTAAGAACATTTACAATTCAAACAGAACTTGAAAAAAATCATTTATTTTTACAAGCTGACTTTGGTTTTGATAATCCATTTCCGATTATAAGCGATAAAAACACCAAAATTACAGCCTATCTTCGTCAAGCTTACATTGGTGATAGCAACAACATAGCACAGCCTACAAACGCATATCTCTACGACAGCAAAGACCTCAAATGGAAATCCCTCTCCGGTGAAAGCTATGTAGCGGATATGCAGAACGCACTAAATATATTAGGGGTGAACTAAATACTCACCCCGGAAAGGGTGAATATGAGTATATTAGGAAATCCCATTACGCTGGGTGGCGGTGGAAGCAAAGTGCCCGACTACACCTATACCGGCAATGCGGAATGGTACGACGAGAAAAAGACAATCCTCAAGTTGAAAACGAGTGGTGTGCTGACATTGAGCAAAGACTGTATTGCGGATGTGTTTTGCGTTGGCGGAGGTAGTGGTGGTAACGGTTCAAATTCAACTGTATACAACTACCAGTACCGGTCTGGAGGCGGTGGGGGTGGTGGTTACACTAAAACCCAGCGAGTTAGTTTTACAAAACAAACACAATACCAAGCAATCGTTGGAGCTGGAGGTGCTGGTGCAGCAAAGAATGCTTTTGGCGGCGAAGGCGGGACTACATCGGTAAATGGTGTATCTGCTGAAGGGGCGAAATCTGCAAACAGATATAGCGGTCAAACTAGTGGAGGTGGATATGGTGGCTCTGGTGGCGGTTCAGGCCATCCATCAAAAGAATATGCTCATGGCGGAGGCGACGGCGGTTCAGACGGTTCTAACGGCGGCGGTTACAATGTTGTCGGTGTTGGACAAGGAACTACTACAAGAGCGTTTGGAGAGCCAGATGGTGAGTTGTTCGCTGGTGGCGGTGGCGCCGGGGATGCGATGGGAACAAATAGTTCGATAAACTACAAACCTGGTATTGGTGGTTCTGGAGGAGGAGGCAATGGGGCTGACTCTGGTCAAAGAAATGCAAGAACTCCTGTATTAGCTGCTAGTGGCGTAGAAAACACAGGTGGTGGTGGAGGAGGCGGTAGTTATGGCTATGGAAGTAGCTATGATAACGGTGCTGCTGGTGGCTCCGGTGTAATCCTAATCCGTTTCGCATAAGGAGGTGTAACCATGTACGCATTGATTGAAAACTCAAAAGTAACCAACATCGTTTCCGCTGATAAGCGAGGAGCGGATAGCCTTATTTCCGCAGGGCTGAACCTTATACAAACAGATAAACCTGTTGCTATTGGTGATGATTACACTGACGGGAAATTTTATCGTGATGGTTCCGAAGTCCTTACACCACTTGAGGAAGCTCTTTTAGTACAAGCAGACATGCAAGAAGCATTAGAAATATTGGGGGTGACTTAATGGGTTATTACACAGAAAAAGCCAAAGAAGTAAAAGCAAAGCAGGATGCAGAGCTGGAACAGCTGAAAGCAGCTTTGCAAACCCTTGGCGTAGAAACCGAAGAAAAGGAGGAAACAGCCAATGCGGAATGACATCTTAGAGCAGGCGCAGGAAATTCGGACGAGCATTGACAGCGTGACCGGCACCATGGCGGACGCTGATGCAGCAAAGAACCCCATGCTGTTCCTGCCGTGGGAAGTTGGCACCAAGTATGCGGTGAGTGACCGCAGACGGTACGATGGTAAGGTGTACAAGTGCTTGCAGGCCCACACCTCGCAGGCAGACTGGGAACCCCCGGCCGTTCCTGCCCTGTGGGTAGTCGTCAATGTCAGTTCTCCCGGCACGATTGATGACCCCATCCAGGCATCGAGGGGCATGGAATACGAGTACGGCAAATACTACCTCGACCCGGAGGACAAGAAAACCTACCTCTGCAAGCGTTTGAATGAAACAGGCACCATCGTGCTGTATTACCTGCCGCATGAACTTATAGGCCAGTATTTTGAGGAGGTAACCTAATGGATATTTTCCTCCCCAAAGATGTGCATGAAGAATTCGCCAGGCGCATGGAGGATGAAAACCGGCGGCAGAACCACCGGATTGACAACCTAGAAAACAGCGTGAAAGCCTTTGGCGAGATCGCCAACAGTGTAAACCGCTTAGCGACCAACATGGAGACCATGACAACCGAATTAAGCCGACAGGGCGAACGCCTTGAGACGCTGGAAAGAAAGCCGGGGGACAACTGGAACGCTGTCCTCCGGTCTATTTTAACCGGTATCGGCGCAGCTATTGCTGTTGCCGTTGTCGCTGTAATCGCTAATAACCTCGTAAAGTAAAGGAGAATGGAAATGAACGAATTTGTAACTTGGACTTCCCTTGGCACTTATGCTGGCGCTGTAATGATGGTCACAATCATTACCCAGTTCCTCAAGCAGACCCCTCTTAAAAACATCAACACCCAACTGTTGGCCTATATCATCTCTGTGGCTATCCTCATCGGGGCGGAAGCCTTTAACGGCTCTGCACTGACCGTACAGGGCGTGGTGCTGTGCCTGCTGAACGCTGTTATTGTAGCGCTGGCCGCTAATGGTACATATGACGCAGCTACCACCGGCATGATTAAAAAGCCTGTGGAAGTCTACCAGCATGAGGAGGTCGTGAGCGGTGAGTAAGATTTATCTCTCTCCCGAACGCAGACCCAATCCCCATGGCCCCTACTATGGCTATCCCGGCGTGTACGAGCATGATGTGTGTGTAGAGATCGGCGCTTATTGCGCCGATGCTCTCACCCGGTGTGGCTTTGAGGTTAAGGTAGCAGACCCATCCATCAACATCTACCAGCGGGTAGACGAGGGCATAGCATGGGGCGCTGACTATTATATGCCGATTCATACCAATGCCAGTACCGCCACATTGAAAGAGGGCACAGCACAGGGGCCTACCGTTCTGCGGTATGGTAAAGCCGGAGGCGCCAGCGATAGGGCCTGCACCATGACCTACAACCGCCTGATGGAGATTTACCCCCGAAAGACCAAGAGGGGCGTATACCAGCGGGATGAGTTCGTGGAGATCGGCCGTACCCCGATGCTGTCCGTCTATCCGGAGCTGGCCTTCCACGACAACGGAGCCGATGCCCAGTGGTTGGTGGAAAACAAAAAGGAGATCGCCGAAACTCTCTGCAAAGGCGTGTGTGATTGGTTCGGCGTGGAGTATAAGGCCGAGGAAGAAAAAACGGACTATGACAAGCTGCTGGCCGAGCTGGAAGAAATCAAAGAAAAATACAGAAACGAACACGCCAGCGCGCAGGCGCTGCGTGGGAGAATTCTGGCCGCTATTGAGCAGTACGATACGGTTGCAAAATAACTCACTTTGTAACTCACTTTTGTTCCGAAAGTGAGTTTTTCATGCTTTTTTTAGCGGAATGAAAGTCCGAAAAACCGCTTGATTCCTACACTTTACGGCAGCAACATAATTTTGCGTGTGGGTTCAAGTCCCATCTTCCGCACCAACGAGAAAGCCAGTAACCATGCGGGTTACTGGCTTTTTTCTTTTGCAAAAAAACTCACAAAATAACTCACTTTTTTTCCTGCTGACCAAGAATTGATGTAAACACGCCATCAAGTGCGCTGGTTATTTGCCGATCCATCCCCGATACAGCGTGACCATAAACCCCGAATGTGTCCATACTCTTGGAGTGACCGACCAATTGCTTTACCCACCCCTCGGGTAGGGACTGTGCAAGGGAAACGAAAGTATGGCGCAGCTCATATGGTGTCGTTTTCGGAATTCCATTTGCTTTGCAATATCTTTGGAAAAACTTCCGATAGGTTTCCGTTGTCGGCATTTGGAACAGATACAGGCCGTTTGACTTGGATGCTTGATCTTTTACAATCGCCTCTGCGATTTCGCCCAAATAAACGCTGCGTATCGCATTTTCGTTTTTGCCTGTAGTGATTTCATTATCCTCGTTTATCGACCGCCTTACCTCCAATCTGCCCTGTTTGAAATCGTTCCGCATGATGCCACGCAATTCCCCCGGCCGCAGTCCGGTCAAAACCTCAAGGCGATAAGCATTTATATATGGGTCTTTTACCAATTTACCCTTGTAGATCGTCGTATCAACGGAGAAAAGTGTTACAATGTCCTCCGGCTGCAAAATGTTGCGAACGCCAACGGGGGCTCCCTTTGGAATTGTTATATCCTCCGGGACAAAGCCGGTTACTTTCATTTTCCGCAGATATTTGCAGAAAGAAACCATGTCGGCACGGATGCTTTGCAGATACTTCTTCGACAATTTCCCATTATTATATGCATAGTCAATAACCTTTTGCAAAATCCCATCGCAAAGTGCATCTGCCTTTAGGTGGCCTATCCTTGGGTCAATCCATGTTTTCCAGCGGCTTTCCTGCGGTCGCCAATTCGATTGCGAAGTCCGAATTTTAAGATGCTCCATATAGCTTTCGTGCAGCTCCGATAGGTGCAGCTTCGTCCCGCAGATGCCTGATGCCAGCCAGTCATCTGCTTTTCGGTTCGCTTCCCTCTGCCCTTCCCTTCCCGGCCGACTGCTTGTAAATGTTTTTCTTACGCCATCTTTCTGGACGGCGATCTGCCAGCGGTTCTGCTTCTCAAGCCACTTTGCCGTATTTGTCCTTTCTTTCATTTTTCCCCTCCTGATAGACAACCGCCCTCGTTGCCGGGGGCGGTATTTTTTAACCAATTATATCTATGTTGCCGATCTGGAGCTTTGCGCACTCCCCGTCTCTGTATATAGCAACGACATTATTTCTCGTGGAAACTCCCAAACCGTTTTGAGCATCAACATACGTCTCAACTTTCACGGCATTTCCTGTACGGATAAAGAACCATCCTTCGAGTGGCGTTAATCCACTGCCGGGGAATTTCGCAGTATCCGGGCTGGTGAGGGCAGCAAGGACAATATCCTCTACCTTGCTTTGATAATCAACCATATCCTCAACAGAAAGCAGCTTGTCGTAAAACTTGCTTTTTACCTCTCCGTCCTTATAAAAAACATAGTCTCCACAATACGCCTTTTTTACCTCACCGTTTTCTATGTCAAAATTCACATAGTAATAGCTATCCTCAACGATAGTCTTTACACCGTCCACTGTTTTGATGCTTGTTGATGTAAGTCCTATTTGTTGCGCCACCTCTTTTATTTTTTCGTCTTGTGCATCTTTCCCACACGCTACAAGCGCAATCAAAATTGCGACCGCCAACAAACAAGAAATTAGCTTTTTCATGACCTCTCTCCTTCCAGTCCTTTTTATTGTACTTTCAATTCGGTACGATTATATTTGGAAAGAACATCTGTTCTTAATCCCGAATTAAACCGTAGTTAAGGTTATTTGCATCGATTAGGACGAGGTATAAAATCATCATCGCCAGCAGGACAAAAATAACTGCGAAGAGTGTTTTGGACAGCTTCCGGCGCTGGCGCACCTGCTCTTTCAGAACCTCTATCATTTCTTCGCTGTTCTGGCTGTCTGTTTTGTTGTAGACTTCCTTCACGAAATGCTTGTCGAGAGATATGTGCAGCGCTTGGCAGATGGAAGCAACGAGAAAAAGGCTCGGATTCTTGGTCGGCTCCGAAAGCAGCCGGGAGATCGTCCTCTCAACCGTCCCGGCATTGTCGGCCAAATCCTTGTGGGTCATTCCATGCTCCTGCCGTTTTGCGGCTACCTCCAATAAAAAGTTTTCCCAATTCCTTTCTTCGTCTGAATTCACAAACTCATCTCCTGTTTTTTGTTACCGGACACTTTTGCCCGAAGAACATGACAGTTTTTACGCCGAAACCGCAACATTTGTCAGTACATATCGGCAATGCAATTTGTTACAATTGAATTGTACCAAATACCTACTGAATTTGGAAGGATTTTTATTTGACAATAATCGACAAAAGAGGAGGAACACCAATGGAGAAAAAGGAGGAATTCAAAAAGGCGGTGGAACGGATGTCTGACGAGCAGCTTGTTAAATATCTTCGGATTCTAAAGTTTTCATTAGACGAAGATATTTCTCAATTTTCTCATCTGTCAAAGTATCTGCGAAATCCATAAGGTCTTTCCG